ATCTGGCAATAACCTCTCAATCATTTCTCTCACCATTTTCGCGTCCTCTGGCTTCAGCCTCGGGATCGCTTTGAACATAACCTGATAGTCTTTGTTGGAGTGCATTTCTTCGACGATCTGGCGCGTCTCAGCGTCGATGTAATACTCGGGTTGCGGTTCGATCCCGTCGAGCTGGTCGACCGTTATTCCGAGCACCTCTGCTATCTTTCGCCGCTTCTCAATCTTTGGCTCTGAAAGCCCTTTTTTCCATTGGGGGAAAGTTGCTTGAGTGACTCCAGATCTCCGAGCGACTTCGTTGTCCCGAAGCCCCAGAGCGTCCCTGAATTTCACGTAATTCTCATAAGACATGACCCACCTCTCATAAAAATTCAAAAATCTTATAAAAGGTGGTTTACATTTTTTAAGAAATCTTTTATAGTAAAGAAGTAGCACCTATAAGATTTCTCAAACCACCCTCATAACTGACAAGATGAGAATATCAGAAATCTTATAAGAAAACAATATCCGAAAGGAAGGAGGGCAGATGTATAAGAAGTACGAAAAGCTACGCGACGAGAACCACATGAACGATAATCGCGTAGCTCGGGAGGCGGGTATCTCGCCTGTAACACTGTACGCATGGAGGAATGGTGAGTACACACCGAAAGCGGAAACGCTCCTCAAGATCGCGAAGGTGTTCGGGGTCGGACTCGATTACTTCTATGCGTAGGATCACACCGGCAGAAGCCGGGAAGCTGATGGGAGTCTCCGCTGAGTTCGTCAGAGTAGGACTCCAGACTGGGAGACTTCCCATCGGCACAGCGTTTCGGAAACCGGGCTCGAGCCGCTGGAGGTATTACATCAGCCCGGAAATGTTTACCAGATTCACAGGAAAGGAGATTGAAGATGTCGACGGCGATTGAGGTTATGGGGTTCATCATCGTGCTGGTGATGGGAAGCGCGATTGATAGCGCAAGCGCGATCCCGGTGGTCGGAGTCCTTGCGGGGCTGGCGGTCATGGTCGCGGGATACGGACTGGAAAGGAGGGGATTTTGATGGACAACTACAAAGCGTTCTACGAGTTCGTTAAGGGCGTTCTGGATGGCAACACACCGGGCGAAACCACGCCGGACAAGATCGAGAAGATCGCGAGCGCGATCAAGCTCATGGAAATCATAACAAAAGCCCCGCAGTGATGGCGCACTAACGAGGCAAATGACTTAGCGAGGACATTATACCATGTATCCAATGATTACGGCAAATCCAGAACACGACCGGGCGATGATGGACATCTATCTTGAGTCATTGCCACCGGACGAATCAAAATATCCTCTCTGCGATATTTGCGGGGAGCGAATCCTTCCCGGACAGAAGTACACCGAACTGGGGGAAGAAACCTACATTCACAGAAACTGCATGAAATATGTCAGATGGAGGGAGATGGATGACAAAGGAATATTTTAAGGAACTCAGAAAAGAACCCGAGGTGGCTCTCAACTACATTTTGAATTTCCTACAAATCTCATTGGAATCGGATGAGAAATATCCGCTCAACTGGAGATACCAAATCAAAGCACTGTTAGACAACTTCAAGGAGGAGGAATGATGAATATCTACGAGAAAATGGCTGAGATCACAGCCGCGATCAATACAGTAGCGAAGAATCTGCAAGTGGACACTGGCAAGGGAAAAGGATACAAGGCGGTCAGCGAGGCAGATGTCCTCGCCGCCGTGAAGCCAATCGAGAAGCAATTCGGCGTGTACTCCTATCCGTATGACCGGGAAATCGTGGAGAGCGGGGAACTGGTCAATCAGACCCAGTACGGCGAGCGCAAAAGCCTCTTCCTTCGGGTCAAGACCGTGTATCGCTTCGTCAACACCGAGAAGACCGATGAATACATCGACATCGTGACCTATGGGGACGGCGTTGACACGCAGGACAAGGCACCGGGCAAGGCAATGACCTACGGCGACAAGTACGCGCTCCTCAAGGCGTACAAAATCCAGACAGGCGATGACCCGGATCAGTACGCGAGCGGCGACTTGGTATCCCAGAACATCAGGGAACAGAAGATCGGAACGGACAAGATCGCCGCGATCACATCCAGAGCGAACAGCATGGGGCTTCCGCTTGAGGTCATCATGTCACAGTATGGCCTCAAGTCCATCGGCGAGATGACAGAGGGGCAGTTCCTCGACTGCGTGAAGCGGCTGAACGCCGAAGAGAAGAAGAGGAGCAAGAAATGACAGGGAACGCCACGCAGATAGTCACATTCCTTCTGTCTGCTGACCGGGAGAAGGTATGGGATTTGATGGAGCACAGGGAAAAACGCTCCCTCACCCAGAACTCCTACTACTGGAAGCTCCTGTCCCTCACGGCAGACAAGCTGAAGATGAGCAAACCAGAACTGCACAACAGGATGCTCCGCAAATACGGGCAGAGGCAATACATCGGAGGGCTTCTGGTCCGCATCCCGATACCAGACACGGAAGAAGCTGAGGAAGCGGCCCTCGCGGCTGAGACATTCCACATTACGCCGACATCAGATGTCAAGACCGGGAAGGATGGACGGCAATACAGGACATACTTGATGCTCCGAGGGTCATCAGACTATGACACCAGAGAGATGAGCGTCCTGCTCGATGGAATGATAAACGAGGCACAGCAACAGGACATTGAAACACTCACTCCGATGGAGCTTGAGAGGATGAGGCGAGATGAACGAGAAGCAGAAGAGCGGAAAAAGCGCAAGGGATAAGGGAAAGAGATACGAGCTTGAGCTCGTGCACATCCTGCGGGACTTCTACGGCTACCCGGTGCGCCGGGGATATGTCTTTCAGCATGAGAGCGATGTGGTGGGCCTTGAAGGCATCCACATCGAGTGCAAAGCGGTCGAACGCTTAAATGTCCGGGATGCATACAGACAGGCCGTTGAAGAGGCCCACAAGCGCAATGACGGCGTGCCTGTGGTCTTCCATCACAAGAACAGACAGGGATGGCTCGTCACGCTCTCGCTCGCGGATTTTATGGATATGTATGGAGGATGGAATGACACAAAAAGAGATGGTGCTCAGGCACATGAAGGACAGGGGTTCGATCAGTAGCTTCGAAGCGTTTTCGGAATACGGCATCACCAGACTTGCGGCAAGGATTCACGAGCTCCGGGATGATGGGCACAGAATCAAGGCAAGCGTACACAACGCCCGGAACAGATACGGCAAGAAGGTCACATTCGAGAGATACACACTGGAGGAATAATGGAAGGATTCATCTTTTACGAGAGCTTTGCAGAAGCGATCAATCTTCTCCCCGCACAGGATCAGTTAGAGGCATACAAGGCGATCATCGCCTACGGCTTGTACGGCGATCTCCCGGAGTTTGACTCCAATGCGGCTCAGGCGATCTTCATCATGGCGAAGCCCCAGATCGACGCGAACCAGAAGAAGAGAGCTGGAGGAGCGACCGGGGGAAGACCGAGAAAAGAAACCAATGGTTTTGAAACTGAAAAACCTATGGTTTCAGAAACAGAAACCTATGGTTTTGAAACTGAAAAACCTATGGTTTCTGGTTTTGACGAAAACGAAAAACCTAAAGAGAAAGTAAAAGAGAAAGTAAAAGTAAAAGATAAAGAGAAAGAAAGCTCCTCTAAAGAGGAGCTAAAGAAAGAGAGTGCGCCACGCACCATGCAAAGGCCGTCTGTCGAGGAGGTCGCTGAGTATTGCAGGGAGCGCGGCAACAAGGTCGATGCTCAGCAGTTTGTGGACTTCTACTCCTCGAAGGGGTGGAAGGTTGGTAAAGAGCCGATGAAGGACTGGAAAGCGTGTGTGCGGACTTGGGAGAAGAGGGAGCGTGCCCGATCTGGGACGAACAGATTCGCGGCGGGGATCATTTCGTCGGACTATTCCGGGCTCAGAGAGGAGGAATTGATTGCGAACGGTGATACATGGGGATGTTGATGATGCGTGCTATCTCTGCCACAGGGGCGGGGCGTTACAGGTGCACCATTGCGTGCACGGTACCCGGAGGAAAGCGGCAGATGAATACGGCCTGACAGTCCATCTCTGCCCGATATGCCACACATTGCTCCATGACCACGGATATAACGATCTGTTTCTGGAGAAAACGGCACAGCTTACTTTCGAGAGGGAGTACGGCAGGGAAGAGTGGATGAGGATTTTTGGAAAGAGCTATCTGTGAGGTGAAAGGATGAACAAGTTTTTTGGAATCGGCAGACTGACAAAGGACCCGGAGATCATGCACAAGGGCGAGACGAACATTGCCCGGTATTCTCTTGCGATAGACCGCAGGAAGGGCGAGGCAGACTTCATCAACTGCGTCTGTTTCGGCAGGGCGGCTGACTTCGCTGAGAAATATCTCCAGAAGGGCATGAAGATCGCGGTAGCAGGACGGATACAGACAGGATCATACAAGACCAAGGACGGTAGGACTGTGTATACAACGGACATAGTGGTTGAGGAACATGAGTTTTGCGAGGGCAGGAAGGCTCAGGAAGGCGGCTCACAGGGCGCGGACGATAAAACACCCACCAACACCACGCAAGGCGGCTTATCGGGGCTTATAGACGGCTTTGTCGGGGTGTCTGACGAACAGGAGGAGTTGCCGTTCAAGTGATCGGGTGCCAGTATGACGGGGATTGCGAAAGATGCACTGAAAAGGATTGTGTCGCCACAATCCCTCAAATACTGCGGTTTTACTCCAGAGAGGAGAACGAGACGAGAAGGAAGTACGGGAGAAAGAGCGATGAGCAACTGGGCGACGATGCGCGACATAGAAAGAGACAAACCAAGGGTCAGTGACATCTTCACTCGCAAACCATACGGAGCCGCGAATGACCTCGGGAAGATACTGCGGAAGAAAAGACGGAAAGCAATAGATCACGAGCGGTACATCCGAAAGAAGGAGAGGTATCTGGAAGAGCACTCGGAGGAAGAGTGGCGAGAAGCCGTCCGGCGAAAGAATAGCAAATGGCGGGACGCGAACCGGGACAAACTACACGAACAGCAGAAGCAATACCGGGAGAAGCACAAGGACGAGCTGAGGGAAAAGCGGCAGGCATACTATCAAGCGAACAAAGAGCGCATCAAGGCGAAGGCAAGGGAGAACTACTACAAGCGAAAGGAACACGATGAGTCGGGAAGAGATCAATGACATCAAGGAAGAGCGCGACTGCGGAAAGTGCGTGTGGCGTAGCGAGCACGGGTGCACAGTTTGGGACTGCGACTACATCAGCCGACAGACATTGCACGCATGGCTTGAGGAGCATCCAGAGATGAAGGAGATACGAAATGGATGACATGATATTGAGAAGAGCGGCAATAGATGCGGTGCATAAAGAATTTGATGAGTGTCTTGTATGGGACGAAAGTGGGAAGTATACCGCAGATGAGGTGGAGATGGTTCTTGCAGATGTGCCATCCGCAGAGGTAGAGACAAAAATGCCCTTAGCAGACTGCATCAGCAGACAGGCGGCAATAGATGCACTTGCCAAATTCGTGCCATATGCGATTTGTGACGAATCTACGGAATCGTACACGAACGGATTAACAGACGCTTACTATCTGATTTGTCGGTTGCCATCAGAACAGCCAGAACGAATGACCAACAGGCAATGGATTGATTTTTTGTCTGTGCAGTTTGACATTTCCAGAACATCTGCGAAAGAGATGCTTCACGGAATGATGCGGTGGAAAAAAGAGGACAACTTCAAAAAGATGTTTAATGGGGGAAAGACATGAATCAAGACCTAATCAGCAGACAGGCGGCAATTGACTGTGTAAATCATGTGCGCTTTGGCATGGATGAAATGGCATTTGGTATCGCTACAACAGCCTTACTTGAGTTGCCATCCGCACAGCCGGAACAGATTGCGCGAGACATCGCAACCATCATCGAAAATGAGCAAGACATGAGAGTGCTATTAAAGAACACAGAACGCACGGAAACGCACGAGTGCGATTATAAACGCACGGAAACGCACGATTCACGCCGCGAGTGGTACATGAAAGGATACCGTGACGCACAGCCGAGGTGGATCTCGGTGGAAGAAGCGTTGCCAGAAGACGATAAACGAGTGCTGTGTCAAATGAAAGGCGGGGAATTAGTATTTGGCTTTCATCATGGCAAATACTGGGCGTATGGTCACAAACCTATTGCGTGGTTTCCGCTACCAGAACCATATGCAGAGAGGAGACAGGATGGTCAAACTAACCGATGAAGAAGCTGAATCTCTTGCCGAATATCTGTGGATGTCATTTATCCTATATATCCAAGACAAAGATAACGAGGTTGATAATCTTGAGTTTGTACGCAATATCGCAAATGTCTGGTACAAGTGCGATAAAAACAGGATGGAGATGGGACAGGATGGAACACGAGATTGACCGTATCGAGTGCGCTATACGACATATTGAATCATCGTTGGATGTTGATCCGTGGGCGTGTGAAATTGCGGTACACGCCATGCAGGAGTTGATTAAGAGGACGCGCGGGTGGACACCAGTTGAACAGAAATTGCCAGAAGATGGAGTGACGGTCTGGGTTACGATCCGAGGGCATGATGTGATTCGGTGCGAGGAGGGCGAAACGCTTGAACAGGCAATTGCCCGAATTGGCAAAATCAGATGGGTGACACAAGGCTATTGGAGTGAAGAGGAACACGGATGGAATGACCCATCATTCGGATGTCCGCTGATGGTGCAACCGATCGCGTGGATGCCGATAGAAACGCCCGAACCGTGGGGAGGAGAGGAGCATGAGTTATAGATGCCCACGATGCGGAGCCACCATGATATGTGTGTCAACAGCTTCTATTCCACCTATCATTTCGTATCAATGTTATGGATGTGGCTATTTATCTAAACCTGTAAGAGAAACGGAATTGACAACAATATTGCCAGAGCATTTACGACAAGAACAATTTTCTTCAGAACCGTGGAAAGGGGAACAGGAATGACAGTAAAAGAGGCGATAGCACTATTAAGCTACGGAACAGCTTATGAAATTAGAGGGGCATATGACGGAAAGACTTATCACAAGTCCTACGTAAATTCTTCTAAGAATCTTGATAAGTACGCCGAGCAAGAGGTCACAGCCGCGCCGTTTTATACAGATATGAGGATGCGTGGAAGCGACAATAATAGGTGGGTAATGCCGGTAATTGTGGTTTGGATGCATGATTATGAACTGCGGCGTGGGAAGGAGGGACAGGATGACTGAACTAAAACCGTGTCCGCTCTGCGGGAGCAAAGCTTTTGTGGCACATGATATTGTTGACGGCTTTGAGTTTGGTTTGTCGGTGGGATGCCCGAGGGCGCGAATTGATGACCCTGTACATAAGCTTGGAGAAAAAGAATTCAAAAAAGCAAGACTGGTAATGTTTGGATTTACGTCAAAAGAGGATGCAATAAAAGCATGGAACAGGAGAGCAGAATGACTGAAGAGGTTTTAAGAAAGGGGATATGTCTTCAAGCTGAAATACATCGATTGGAAGAATTCGTTGATTGTTGTAAGAGATGTTGGAAGAATCTTTGGATATATAGACCAAAGAGAATGAAGCTTACGACGGCTTATGGTGGATTACTTGACGGGATAGAAGTGCCAGAAGAACTTTCCACACGCATATTGCAAACGATTGAACAATATATAGCAGAAAAGAAAGAGGAATTTGACAAACTTGGGGTTGATATGAGGGGGACAGAATGAGACTAATTGATGCGCCGATAGGAGTATTTAGGTTCAACGGAGATTTGGTGCTTAAGACGGAATACATGGTCGATATTGACGGAGTGTGGATTCCAGACTGTTACATCCTTGATAGCGGCGAAAAGTTCTGGGGTGGCATGAAGTCAAAGGATGACTTTAAGACAAAATACAACGACCTTGAAGTCGAAGTGGTCGATGTCGAACCGAAGAGAATGAGGGGAAGGTGGATACCGCAAGGGTGGAACGATACATACTGCAAGTGTTCATGCTGTGATGCGGTGTATGTAACCGCTAAAATTCCATATAACTTCTGCCCTAATTGTGGTGCAGATATGAGAGGGGGACAAGATGACTAACAGAGAGGCTGTGATCTGGCTAATGAACATAACAGCAGATATTGGCAAGATAGAACATCAAGAATTATGGCACTACGAACAGGCATTATCGGAAATACGCGAGATGCTTGAAACCGAACCGAAGAGAATGCGTGGGCGGTGGATAGAGGACGGATACAACGATGAGAAAGCTGTATGCGACCAATGCGGTGAGCCTTGTGCAACGTACATCATGGGCAAGCCGCGCGACAAATACTGCAAGTGGTGCGGTGCTGATATGAGGGAGACAGAATGATTAGGATCACGCGAGAAGTCCTGCGGAAGCTCAAGCGGATGCCGATCAACGAACTCGACATATGGCTGAAAGAATACGGAGAACAAGCATTCAATGATGGCTATGCGGAAGGACTGACGGCTGACATGGATGACGGAGAGATTATTGTGATGGATGAGGATGGCGCGAGGGAAAGGCTGACGGACGAGGAGTACAGAAGACTCACAGGAGGGAAAGAATGATATCGGTAGAGTTGGAAAAGTTGATGCTGTGGAGAGAGATACAGAAGGTGGCGCGGGAACTGATAGCGATGGGAGCCGGGGACGTGAGGCTCGAGCGGGAGATAACCGACAGGGAGGTGAAGGAAAAAGATGGCCCAGATGATAACTGACAGGGGGGAAGGGATTTCATCAAAAAGAAACCTGAAAGATTTGCAACAGCTTCAAGCGTTGCCGCTGTCGCTGAAAATCAAATTAACGCAACAGCGCATCCGTCAGTGGATACACGAATACGGAGAAGATGGGGTGTATGTTTCTTTTTCTGGCGGCAAAGATTCGACAGTGCTGTTGCATCTGGTGAGAGAGTTATACCCGGCTGTCCCGGCGGTGTTCGTGGATGTTCCTACGCAGTATCCAGAACTGCGTGAGTTCGCCAAGACTTTCGACAACGTAGAGATCCTTCATCCAAAGATGAACTTCATGCAGGTATGCGAAAGATACGGGTTCCCGCTTATCAGCAAAGAGGTGTCTGAACGAGTATATTATGCGCACAGGTACTTGACATGGTGGCGCAGACAGCACACGCTTGACCGACCGACCGACCGCATACAGTATGCGGAAGTTTCTGGGGCTACAGAAGACGGAGAGTATCCCTGACGATTACATGAAGATACTTGACACTGTTGACGGAAATGGTGCGTACAAGATAAAGGAACTGCTCGGCAAAAGCCAAACCAAAGACGGCAAACCTTCAATCTATGACTATAGCAAGTATATTTTTCTTGCCACAGCACCTTTCAGCGTGTCGAATCATTGCTGTGACATCATGAAGAAAGCACCGATGCACAAGTACCATAAAGAAACCGGGCGCAATCCAATCACGGCGCAGATGGCATCAGAAAGTAAACTGAGAACGCAAAAATGGTTACAGAACGGTTGCAATGGATTCGATTTGAAGTCTCCTATTAGCAATCCGATGGCTTTCTGGACGGAACAGGATGTGCTTTTATACATCTATCAGAATCATATCCCGATTTGCTCGGTGTATGGCGATGTTGTAAAGGACAACGAGATTGACGGACAACTGGATTTTGAGGATCTCGGCCTGTTCGATCTCGGAAGACCAACACTGAAAACGACAGGATGCTCGCGTACTGGTTGTATGCTGTGCGGCTTCGGTTGCCATCTGGAGAAGGAAAAGGACAGTCGATTCTTGAGACTGAAAGAGACGCATCCGGGAATGTATAAGATGCTTGACATTGTTAAAAACAACGGAGTGACATTCCGAGAGGCCATTGATTGGACGAACGAACATGGAAATATGGACATCAAATATTGAGGTGATTGAAATGAGTGATCAGAGCGTAAAAGCTGACGCAGGGAAACCAAGGCTGTCACTTGTGCCGAGGGCAATCATCTGGGACATTGCCGCCATAAGGGAGTACGGCAACAAGAAGTACCATGACCCGGAGAACTGGCGACAGGTAGAGGCTCAGAGATACCGTGATGCGGCATACAGGCACTTCCTGAGTTACCTTGATGACCCGGAAGGGATGGACGAGGAAAGCGGGCTCCCTCACCTGTGGCATCTGGCGTGCAATATCGCGTTCCTCTGCGAGATGGAGAAGATGGACAGGGAATGCGAGAAAATCGAGGGAAAATAGACAAAGCGGCAAATCGTGGCAAACTGAACAGAGGAGGATTCCTATGCTGAAGATAGAGTATGTCAAGGCGGGAGAACTAAAGCCATACGCCAACAACGCGAAGCTCCACCCTGCTGAGCAGATCGAGCAGATAAAGCGGAGCATCGAGCAATTCGGGTTCAATGATCCTGTCGCCGTCTGGAAGGACAATGAGGTCATAGAAGGTCACGGCAGACTTCAGGCCATTCTCGAAATTGGAGGGGTGGATTACGATGTGCCGATTATTCGCCTCGACTCCTTAACGGACGAACAGAGGCGGGCTTATATGCTCGTGCATAACAAACTGACCATGAACAGCGGATTTGACCTTGATTTACTTGACGCTGAGCTTGACAGCATAACGGATATAGATATGTCCGATTTTGGCTTCGACGTAGAAGAGGAAGATGACGAAACAGAGATAGTCGAGGATGAGGAACCAGACAACGCACCGGCATTGGCACAGGCTGGCGATTTGTGGATATTGGGGGGGGCATAGACTGGTGTGCGGCGATTCGACTGATTCTTCGACTGTTGATAGACTGATGGACGGAGAAAAGGCTGATTTGGTTGTTACCGATCCGCCGTACAACATGGGATACTGCGGAGCAGGCAATACTCGTGATAGGGAATCAAAGCGGATTCTGAACGACAAGATGTCAGAAGATGATTTCGAAGAATTTCTGGATAAAGTATACAAAGCATATCAATCAGCAATGTGCGATGGCGCAAGCATATATGTGTTCTACAAAGAGCTTGGGACGGGAGTGTTTATAAAGAAAATGCGTGATGCAGGGCTGACATTCAAGCAAGAACTCGTATGGGTAAAAAGTCAGCTTGTTCTCGGAGGATCAGCATATCAGAGTATGTACGAGCCATGTTTGATGGGTGTGAAGGGGAAAAGAATAAAAAAGTGGAACGGAAAAAGAAACCAGCGGAGTGTTATCGAGACGTTTGATCTTATGGGTGAAGATGAACTAAGAAGCGCAATAAAAGAACTGTTGGCCGAAAGAGATGATATAGATGTCATCAGAGAAAAGAAGCAGACGGTGAACGATCTTCATCCGACAATGAAGCCAATTAGACTTCTTGCCAAATTCATAAAAAACTCATCTGATAGAGAAGATGTGGTGTTAGACTTGTTTGGTGGGAGTGGGTCTACGATGATGGCTTGTGAACAGTTGAGCAGAAGATGCTTTATGTGCGAATTAGATCCTCATTATTGCGATGTTATTATCCAGCGGTACATCAACTTCAAGGGTAGCGACGAGGACGTATACGTCATACGTGACGGAGAGCGTATTAATTACAAGGATGTGGCTTGATGGCACGACCACGTAAAGAAATAGACCAAACCAACTTCGAGAAGCTCTGCGGCCTGCAATGCACGCTTGCAGAGATCGCGAGCTTTTTCGGTTGCTCGGAGGACACGATCGAGAGGTGGAGTCAGCGCGAGCTTGGCATGAGTTTTGCGGAGGCATTTAAACAGTATTCCGGCGTGGGCAAAATGAGCCTACGCCGCACGCAGTTCAAGCTGGCGGAGAAGAGCGCGGCAATGGCAATCTTCCTCGGCAAGCAATACCTCGGGCAGAGGGACAACATTGAGTATGAGGACAAAGAAGCCCTCGACCGCCTCGATGCGATACTGGAGATGAAGAGAAACGATGCTCAGTCCGAAACAGAATGAGTATATCCGCAACGCCAACAGGCGGTGGAACATCAAGAGTGGGGCTGTGCGATCCGGGAAGTCATATGTCGATATAGACTACACTATCCCGATGAGGATCAGGGAGCGCAGGGGGAAGGACGGGCTGAATGTCATCCTCGGGGTCTCCCGCGAGACGATAGAGCGGAATATCCTGCGACCGATGCGGGAGAAATACACAGACAGGCTCGTCAGCACCATCAACAGCAGGAACATCGCCCATGTATGCGGCGAGGAGGTCTACTGTCTCGGAGCTGAGAAAATATCCCAAGTGGCGAAGATACAGGGAAGCTCCATCAAATACGCCTACGGTGATGAGGTGGCAAAGTGGAACCAAGAGGTCTTCACGATGCTCCAGTCCCGTCTTGACAAGCCATACTCCTGCTTTGATGGAGCATTCAACCCGGAGTATCCGGGGCACTGGCTGAAACAGTTCATGGATCGCACCGACATCGACTCATATGTTCAGCAATACACGATATTTGACAATCCATTCCTCCCGCCAGAGTTCGTCGAGAACCTGTGCGGCGAGTATTCGGGGACGGTCTACTATAAGCGATACATCCTCGGGGAGTGGGCCCTCGCTGAGGGGCTCATATACCCGATGTACGAGGATGCCATTGTAACGCCGCCAGACGGCCCCGCAACGCAATATTGCCTGTCATGCGATTACGGCACCCAGAACGCCTTCGCGGCCCTGCTGTGGGGCAAATACGGCGATGTATGGTATGCCCTGAGCGAATATTACTATAGCGGCAGGGACACGGGCGTACAAAAGACGGACGAGGAATATGCGGATGACCTCGACAAGTGGCTCGATGATTACTTCGAACACGAGAGGCCGAGGATCAGAACGATCATTGACCCATCAGCGGCATCATTCATCACCCTGCTGAGGAAACGGGAAAAATACGGAGTGATGCAAGCGGCAAACGCCGTGACGGATGGGATCAGAGAGACGGCGACCTGTATGAAGAACGGTCGCATCAAGATTTCGGAACGATGCAAGAACCTGATAAAGGAGCTTCAGGGTTATGTGTGGGACGATACGGCTGACGATGACAGGCCGATAAAGGTCAACGATCATGCCTGTGATGCTCTGCGGTATTTCGTTCACACGATGCACATTGCACGGGTAACAGTCAATTACACATCGAAATTCGGAGGACGATAATGCTCACTTATCAGGACATGCTCAAGGAGCCAAACAGGAACGCATTCGTGCGGAAAGCAATAAGCATACATCGGTCGAGTGATATGTACAAGACCGCTGTCACCGCTGACCATTATGACCACAAGCTCAACGAAACGATTCTGAACTACATCAGGACCATCTTCACGCTTTCCGGTTCCCCGGTCGAGGATTTCACCGCATCGAACAACAAAATCTGCTCCAACTTCTTCCACCGCCTCAACACGCAGAGATGCACATACCTTTTGGGCAACGGCGTGAGCTTCTCTGATAATATCGTCGATGTTCAGCAGGAAGACGGGACGATGGCTAAAGAGGACACCACGAAGGAGTTCCTCGGAGACCGCTTCGACACTGACCTCAAGAATCTGGCATATAAGGCACTCATTCACGGCGTGTCCTTCGGCTTCTGGAACGTGGACAGGCTCCATGTCTTCCCGCTGACGGAGTTCGTGCCGCTGTGGGATGAAGAGACCGGGGCACTCAGGGCGGGCATCCGTTTTTGGAGGATAGACGCAGAAAAGCCGATGCTCGCGGTGTTATATGAGGAGGATGGATACACCAAGTACAAGGCAGATGACGGCCTCGACCTCATACCGATACAGGAGAAGAGGGCATACAGGCAGACCGTCAGGACAACAGAAGCAGACGGCGAGGAAGTGGTCGGCGAGAGCAATTACTCCTCCCTGCCAGTTATCCCGTTGTGGGGCTCGTCCCTGCATCAGTCCACGCTCGTTGGTATGCAGTCCGCGATTGATTCATATGACCTGATCCGCTCGGGGTTTGCCAATGATCTGACGGATTGCTCACAGGTATATTGGATACTTTCCAACGCCGGGGGAATGGATGATGCTGACCTTGCAAGGTTCCGGGATCGCTTAAAGATCAACCACATTGCGGTCGCAGATACGGACAACTCGGCTGTCACTCCATACTCGCAGGACATCCCCTTCAGTGCGCGACAGGCATATCTCGACAGCATCCGGGCGGGACTGTATGAAGATTTCGGCGGTCTGGATGTGCATACGATTGCGGCAGGGGCAACGAATGACCACATTGATGCGGCGTATCAGCCCCTCGATGAAGAAGCGGATGATTTCGAGTACCAGATCATCGAGTTCATTCAACAGCTTCTCGCGCTGAACGGAATCAGCGACATGCCAGTATTCAAGCGCAACCGCATCAGCAACCAGATGGAACAGGTGCAGATGGTCATGCTTGAGGCTGAGTATCTGGATGACGAGACCATCCTGCGGAAGCTCCCGAACATCACGATTGACGAGGTTACGGAAATACTCAAACGGAAGGATGCGGACGAGATCGCGCAGTTAGGAGACATAGATGCTGAACCCGGCACAGAAGGAGACGGAGGAGATTCTGGAGCAACTGGAGAAGCAAATCCGTAAGGAATACCGCAAGGCCGCGAAGGAAGTCTCGAAGAAGCTGAACGAATATCTCCAAGCATTCGCCACGAAGGACGAGATCAAGCGCGAACAGCTCGCAAAGGGCATCATAACCAAGGCGCAGTACAACGAATGGCGCACTGGGCAGATCATGATCGGGCAGAGATGGCAGGAGATGCGGGACAGCCTCGCGAAAGACCTACAGAACGCCTCAGAGATAGCCAAGAACCTCACGAGCGGACGGATGTTGGATGTCTATGCGCTGAACCACAACTACGCCACATTTGAGGTCGAGAAGGGCTCCCTCGTCGACACCTCATACACGCTCTACAACCGCAGGACGGTCGAGCATATATTGCAGGGCAACAAGATATACCCGGACCCGGGGAGAAGGACGAGGCGAAGGATCGCGGCAGGGCAGGAGCTCGCGTGGAACAAACAGAAGATTGATTCCGTCATGCTACAGGGCATTTTGCAGGGAGAGTCAATCCCGAACCTCGCCAAGAGGCTCGACAGGGTGACGGCAAGCGGCTACAGAACATCCATCCGCAACGCGAGGACGATGACTACAGGCGTGGAGAACGCAGGGCACGCAGACGCATATCAGCGAGCCTCAGACATGGGCATTGATGTCAAACAGGTCTGGCTCGCGACATTGGATGACCGCACAAGGCACAGCCACAGGGAGATGGACGGCGAAACGATAGAGCCCGGGGAGACCTTTTCGAACGGTCTGAGGTATCCTGGCGACCCATATGGGGAACCAGAGGAGATATATAACTGTCGGTGCAGGGTCATCTCTCAGGTCAAACCATACACTCGGGATTTGTCAAACACCGATTTACGACACAACAAGAACCTCGGGAATATGTCATACGAAACATGGAAGAAGGGACATTCTGATCCCAATCCCATCACACGCCCGGATGAAATCGCCAACGCGATGCGGTGGAGCTATATCAATGATTACAGGAGACGGTGATGAAAGCAGAGATTTCTATTGAGTCGAATGCGGCAGAGATAAAAGCGGCGAAGGATGCGGCGATTGAGCGGGCGTTGGAGGCGATTGGACTTCAAGCCGAAGGAAATGTCGCAATGCTCGCGCCAGTGGACACCGGGCGGCTCCGGGGGAGCATCACGCACGAGGTGGACGGCGACACCGCCTATATCGGAACCAACGTAGAGTACGCGCCATATGTGGAGTACGGGACATCAAAGACGAAGGCACAGCCGTTTTTGAAGCCCGGAATACAGGATCACATGAGCGAGTACCAGTCCATTGCAGAGGCTTACCTCAAGGGGTAAGGGTTGCTCTTTCTTTTTACCTCCTTTCAAGGTGGCACCGTTTCGGCGGTGCCATTTTGTTTTCCCGCAAAAATAGACAAGACGATTTTTTGCGATACGATGGAAAGCAGGAACCGCAGAAAGCACCCTGCGCGACCAACTCAATGGCAAAGGAAAGCCCCAAAGAAAAGGAGAGTTTTATGGCACTTACGAGATCAATGTTGAAAGGTATGGGTCTGACCGACGAACAGATCGGAGCCATCATCGACGCACACACCGAGACTGTAGACGGTCTCAAGGCAGACAGAGACAAGTACAAGACCGAAGCGGAAGAAGCAGGGAAGAAGCTCAAGGACTTCGAATCTGCGGAAGACTGGCAGGAAAAGTACGCCAAAGAGCACGAGGCATACGAGAACTACAAGAAAGACATCGCCGAAAAGGAGAAGATGTCCGGGCTGAAAGCCGCATACCGGAAGCTCCTGCTGTCGCAGAACGTGGGCGAGAACCACATTGACTCCATCCTCCGGGTGACCGATTTCTCGAAGATGAAGATCGGAGAGGACGGGAAGCTCGAGGACGAAGCCAAACTCATTGAGTCGATAAAAGCCGACTGGTCTGGGTTCATCGCGACCACGCAGACCAAGGGCGCAACAGTGTCAACGCCGCCCGCCAACAATCCGAGCGGGACAGGCAAGACCAAGGAGGAGATTCTGGCAATCAAGGACACAGCCGAGCGTCAGAAAGAAATCCTTGCCAACCACGAAATGTTCGGAATCTAAGGAGAGAATATCATGGCAAACGTAGTAACCACAGCCGAAACCAATCTCGTTACACAGACCCAGATGGCGAAGGTCCGCGAGGTCGATTTCGTCAATCTTTTCACTCATGCCTCCCTCGACAAGCTGATTGAGGTGCTCGGCGTTACCCGGAAAATCCCGATGATGGAAGGGACAACCATGTATGTCTATGAGACAACTGGCACCCTCCAGAACGGAGCAGTACCGGAAGGCGAGATCATCCCGCTGAGCCAGTACCAGACCACAAAGACCGCTGTCGGCAATATCACTCTGAAGAAATGGCGCAAGGCGGTCTCCGCTGAAGCGATCAAGAAGAGCGGTTATGCGGCGGCTGTCAACGAGACCGATGCGGCACTTCTCAGAGATGTGCAGAGCGGTGTCAGGACGGACTTCTTCGCCCTGCTGAACGGCACGATCACTGGCTCATCCACAGCGACAGGCGTTGGCCTTCAGAAGGCTCTCGCGGCGGCTTGGGGTCAGCTTCAGGTCAAGTTCGAGGATGATGCGGCTGAAGCGGTGTTCTTCATCAACCCGCTCGATGTGGCAACATACCTCGGCGCGGCTCAGATCTCCACGCAGACTGCGTTCGGGCTGAACTACATCGAGAACTTCCTCGGCCTCGGCACGGCTATCCTGACGAGCAAGGTCACGCAGGGCACGTTCATCGCGACCGCCAAGGAAAACATCGTGATGTACTATCTGACCGTCAACGGCGACATCGCTGATGCGTTCAGCCTCACCTCTGACGAGCTCGGCTACATCGGCATCAAGAGCGGATACCAGAATGAGGAGCGGGCACAGATCGAGTCCCTCGTCATGAGCGGCATCCAGTTCTTCGTCGAGTATGCGGCGGGTGTCATCAAGGGCACCATCACGGCGGCTTGATATGTATAAGGTCATCGTCACATTCCATGATGCACAGGATAACTTCCATGAGTACCTCGTAGGGGATACATATCCCCGCGAGGGTCTGGAAGTCAGTGAAGCCAGACTGAAAGAGCTTTCAACCGACCAGAACAGGCGGGTGATGCCCCTGATCCAGAAGGTTGCGGCAAAGAAGAAGACCAATGCTCGAGCAGATTCTTGATTTCATCCACAACTACTTCATCCATGACCGTGTGAGCGGCATCTTCACCATTTCCGGTGGAGAGCTGACGGATGTGGATATGCAGACGGGCCAGTATTTCAAAATTCGCGGCTCGGTCTTCAACGATGGCGTACACAAGGACGGGGACGCTCTGACAGACGAGACATTCCGTGGCGAGGTATGGCTGATGGCGGTGCCGAAAGCCGTCCTCACCATCGCGGATGAAGTCTCTGACTGGATGGACAAATACGGAGATGCAAACAACAGCCCCTATCAGTCCGAGAGCTTCGGCGGGTATTCCTACTCGAAGTCAAGCGATTCGACAGGCGGCTCTGCCACATGGCAGACAGTATTCGGGAAGCGGCTGAACGCTTACAGAAAGGTCAACTGATGAGCCTTCTAACTGAGGCAATGGAATCATGTGTCTTACTGGACAAGCAGACGGTCGCAGACGGATACGGCGGCTATGATGTCACGTGGGTCGATGGAGCTGTCTTTGAGGCGGCAATCGTCCTCGACAGCTCTATGGAGGCCCGGGTGGCAGAGAAGCAGGGCGTGACAGCTCTGTACACGATCACCACGCAGAAGGCGATGAACTTACAGTATCACGATGTTCTGCGGCGCACATCGGATGGAAAGATATTCCGTGTTACATCTGATGGAGATGACAAGCACACACCCGCGAGCGCGGGTCTGAACATGAGACAGGTATCAGCAGAGGAGTGGCAACTTCCGAATGGATAAGGGACAGGCGATACAGGCATTCTGGAGCTCTTTCGGGCTTCCTGCATATGAGCAGACGGATGTCCCGGATGATGCCGAGATGCCATACATCACATACGATGTATCAACGGCGGCTATAGACGAGCCCATCTCCTTGACCGCATCCCTCTGGTACCGTTCCACAAGGTGGGCAGAAATCTCGCAGAAGAGCGAAGAGATCGCCCGCCTCATTACAACCAAAGCAAAGCCTGACGCATTGGACGGCGGCTATCTGTGGGTGGTCAAGGGCTCTCCATTCGCACAGCGGATGAGCGACACGGACGAGACCGTCAGGCGCATTGTTCTCAACATTCAAGCGGAGTTCATCACCGCATATTAAGGAGCCACACATGGGAAGATTTACAGTTATTCCGCAGAATACCTTCTCTGCATTGCAGTTGGATGCGGGTGTCCTGCTGAAATCATTTGACCCCGCTCAGCCCGCTGTCACCGATGCAAACATCATCTGCGCCACCACTGGCGGCATCAATCCTGTTTGCAGGGCGACATATAGCGACATGGGCGAGGATGTGGATAATTGCCCGCCCAACATGAAGGAGCTGAAGCACCTCGACAGTTGGGAATGCTCGATCGCGTTCACCGCACTCGGCACATCCCCGGAGCTCATCAAGATGGCTCTCGGCGCGGCAGACATCGACGGCACAAACACATCCAAGATCGTTCCCCGCAGAGACCTCGAACAGACCGATTTCTCCGATTCCATCTGGTGGGTCGGCGACAGGGCTGACGGCGGTTTCGTTGCCATCGAGCTGAAGAACGCCCTTTCGACTGAGGGCTTCTCGCTTCAGACCACGAAGAACGGCAAGGGACAGGTCGCGGTGACCATCACTGGGCACGTATCCATCAACGCACAGTCGGTTGTCCCGATGGTGTTCTATAGCGCGGAGTAAAGAATGAAAACACTCGTATCATGCACCCCAAGGGAGTTCCTCACACAGACGAACAGGCTCAGGCATACGCTTGACAAGTGGATGAAGGACGTGAAGCTCAGAGAGATCAGGGCGACCGGCCCTGTGCTTGAGACCGCACCGATTGAGGCAACAGTCGAAGAACGGGCAGAGATCGCCAGAAGGAACCGCGAAAAGGTTCGTGAGCAGGCGTACCAGAACCTCATGACGGTGCTCGATGCCGCCTTTGAGAAGTACCCAGACGAGACGCTCGAAATCCTCGCGCTCTGCTGTTTCGTTGAGCCGAATGAGGTGAACGATCATCCTGTCAGAGAGTATCTCGCCTCGATTACGGAGCTCATTGGTGACGATGCGGTGATTGATTTTTTTACCTCATTCTTGCGGTTGAGTCAGATGGGTACTTCCAATGTTTAGAGAGCATCCGACTCGATTTGCTCGACCTTTTTGGGCGCAGATATGTGATTGACCATTGCATATCTGCGTTTCGTCTACAAGCAGAGGAAAAGATATACCGTGTCTATGTCACGGACGGGCTCCGGGCACTCTGCGGCGGTCAAGGGGACAGATACTATGACCTGATCACGCCGGGGAAGGAAGAGACCAGAACAGCCGAGGAAATCATAGACAACATCAAGGGAAAACTCAATGGATGTATTTGACCTTGTTGCCAAGCTGACGCTTGACTCATCTGAATATGATAGCGGACTGGATGAATCCGAGAGCAAGGCATCGTCTTTCGGGGATAAATTCAAGTCCGCACTTGGGACTGCGGGGAAGGTCGGCGCGGGTGCGCTTGCCGCTGTCACAGCCGCCGGGACGGCCGTCGCAGGGGCGTTGGTTTCCGGGACGAAAGACCTCGCGGCATATGGCGACCAGATTGACAAGAACAGCCAGAAGCTCGGCATGTCTGCCGAGGCGTATCAGGAATGGGACGCGATCCTTCAGCACTCCGGTTCTTCCATTGATGCGCTGTCCGCACCGTTCCGCACGATGCAGAAAGCCATTGAGAGCAATTCCGAAGCATTCCAACAGCTCGGCATATCCGAGGAACAGGTCGCAACCATGTCCAAGGAAGATTTATTCTCTGCGGTCATTACTGGATTGCAGGGGATGGAAGAGGGCGCGGAACGCTCGGCAATCGCAACAGACCTCCTCGGGCGCGGCGCGATGGAACTCGGTCCGCTCCTCAATACGAGCGCGGAAGACACCGAGGCGATGCGACAGGCTGTCCACGATCTGGGCGGCGTTATGTCTGACGAGGCGGTGAAATCCTCAGCCGCATTTCAGGACACTTTACAGGACACCCAGACCGCCATGCAGGGCCTCGGTCGGAATATCATGTCGGAGTTCCTGCCGTCCATCACCACAGTGATCAATGGCGTTGGGATGCTCTTTACCGGGGACGAAGGTGCATCTGCGATGATAGGGCAGGGGCTCACGGAGATGATTGACAAAATCAAGGGAGCGATGCCGAATCTCATCGACACCGGGATGCAACTCATGAACTCCCTGCTCAATGTCATCATCGACAATCTCCCGGCAATCATCGAGATGGGCACGGAGATTCTGGTCAAGCTCATCCTCGGCATTATACAGGCGTTGCCGGAACTGATTGCCAAAGCCCCGGAGATTATATCCGCTCTTGTTGGCGCACTGAAACAAGCCGCTCCACAGCTCCTCAGCGCGTCTCTGGAGCTGATCCTTACGCTTGGTCGCGGACTGGTGAATAATCTGCCGAGAGTGAGCGAATGGGGGAGACAAATAATTGAGTCAATCAAGAACGCGATCATGGACAAGGTGCATGAGGCGGCTGACTGGGGACGCGATTTAATCCAGAACTTCATCGACGGCGTGGTTGGGAAGTTCGCCGCATTGCGCGACACAATCTCCAATGTCGCCGGGACAGTCGCGAGCTATCTGCACTTTTCCGAACCTGATGAAGGTCCGCTGAAGAATTTTCATACCTATGCTCCCGACATGATCGACCTGTTCGTGAAGGGGCTGAAGGACGGTGAGAGCAAATTGCAGAAACAGCTCGGACAGACCTTCGCGCTTGATGACCCTTCCGTGAATGTCGGTGGGAGCTATAGCGCGGCACCGATCACGCTGAACATCTACGGCGCGGCAGGGCAGGATGTGAATCAGCTCGCGAATATCGTGATGGACAAGCTCAACTACGAGTACGCCAGACAGAAGAGGGCTTATGCATAGATTTGTATTTGATGACATATACAGTTCGAGCTTCCCGACATTGTATGTCCTCGACCATTCCACGAACGCCGGGACGGCGCGCGAATATGAGGCGATTACAGTCCCCGGAAGGAGCGGCGATCTGCACATCGACAGCGGGCGGTATGCAAACAAGCAGATTCAGTACATCTGCGTGGTCATGGCTGATGCCGATAGTGTAATAGACGCACTGGATGCCGCTCTCGCGTCCAAGAAGGGGTATTGTAGGCTCTCTGACAGCTTCAACCCGGAATTATACTACCTCGCACAGTACAAAGGCGAAATGAGCCCTTCTATGGCGGTTAAAAGGGATGCGGCAAGGTTCAGCGTCACGTTCGACAGGAAACCGCAGAAGTATTTACTATCCGGGGAGCAGGAAATCTCCTTCAGCGCACGGGGATACCTGTTCAATCCGACATTTTATGAGGCGAAGCCGCTCATCAAGGTGACAGGAACAGGACATCTCACAATCGGCAATCAAATCCTCACGATCACGCAAAACCCGGGGAACTTTGTGATTGACTGCGAGACCGAGGACGCATACAACAGCGTCACCCTCGTCAACTATAACCAGTATGTCGAAACATCGCTCGACAGTTTCCCGGTTCTCCCCTCAGGGCAGACGGGTGTTGCTCCTGCGAGCGGTATGACGGTCACTATTATCCCTCGGTGGTGGACTATATGACTCCTGTACTTTATCCAGCCAACGAAACAGCGTTTACAAGCAACGGGCTCGGTCGGCTCTCTGGCGCGATCTCCTGCAATGTGCATGAGGCAATCAATGGAGCGTATGAGCTTGTAATGGTGTACCCGATTGACGGCATCCACTATGAGGATATTGCCGAGGGGAGATACATCTACGCCGCGCACGATGATTCTGGAGTCAAAGAGCCCTTTGAAATCTTCGAGATCAGCAGACCGTTTGACGGCAAGGTTGAAATCCATGCGTGGCACTGGTCATATCGGCTGAACAAGGTCACAGTCCTCCCGCACATATCCAGTAGCGCACAGGCGGCGGTGCAGGACATCAAAAACTATGCCGCGAATGATTGCCCGTTCACGTTCTCCACGGATATATCCTCAACATCTCAGCAGACCGTGAAGGTTCCAACATCTGCGCGTTCCCTCATGGGCGGCGTTGAGGGCTCCGTGATAGACACATACGGCGGGGAGTGGGAGTTTCTTGGCTCTCGGTGCATCCTGCGGTCTCATCGCGGCACAGATTCCGGGGTGACGATCAAATACGGCAAGAACCTCACGGACGCGAAGAAGACCACAAGCACCGAGAACGTATGGACGGGAATCATCCCGTACTACACGGATGGCGACAACTGCGTATATTACAACGGGATCATCTATTCCAGTGCGAAAGATGACTACGCCTATACGATGGTCATCCCGGTTGATGCAAGCATATCCTTTGCTTCTGCGCCGACACAGTCACAGCTCAAGACATGGGGCACCGCTTATGTAAAGAGCAACGCGAAGACCTCCCTGCCCACATCAATCGACATTTCCTTCGTGCAGTTATGGCAGACAGAAGAATATGCGGATGTTGCTCCCCTTCAGCGGCTCTACATTGGGGACACCGTAACAATCCAATACGCGAAGCTCGGCATCTCCAACAAGGCTCGCATCGTAGAGTATGACTACAATGTGCTCCTCGAGCGATATGACAGCATGACCGTTGGGAATGTCCGGGCAGATTTCGCCAGTACCGTGCAGGGAGATATTGTTCGCACCACAACTCAGATGTCGAGCAAATTCGCGGCAGAACTTCAGCGAGCCACGAACGCCATCACAGGGGTATCTGGCGGGGCTTTTGTAATCAACACGGATGCGAACGGGCATCCATATGAAACCCTCTGGATGAACACGGATGACAAGAAGACTGCAACGCGAGTCATCCGTATCAACTACGAGGGCATCGCGATGGGTAGCGGATACAATGGCCCTTTCAATTCCGCATGGCTCTCGATGGACGGAACCTTTGACGCGCAAAACATCAATGTTGTCCATCTGGATGCGGGGAGCATCGAAACGGGGCTGTTGCAGTCCACAAACGGCAAAGTCAAGTTTGATGTTGATGCAGGAACGCTCACCCTCGGGGACAAAGCTCTCATAATCACAGCGGGGAACTTCAAACTGGACTCGAGCGGGAATGTGACAATCACGGGGACGATCCGGGCAACGAAGGGCTACATCGGCGGCGCGTCAGGATTCACCATCGACAGCCTGAAGATCTACAACGGCAAGACAGCGTTCGGGGATACGAAGCACAGCGGAATTTATATCGGCACGGACGGTATCAGCATCGGGTTGTTTAATGGCGGGATCGCGAGCGGCACTGGTGTCCGCATATCGAACAGTGGTCTATTGGAGACAGGCGGCATCCGCTTCTTCACCGGGGACGGGCTGAACACCGCACGCTATGGTCTGTGGGCGAAGAACGGCGGCACGCACATCGGCTCTGGTGGTCCGTGCGATTTCAACTCCGAAAACAGCGACTGGAATTATCTCCGCAACAGGACACAGACGGGCTTGTTGGATGTACAAGGCGAATTAAGTGCCCATGGCGGTCTCAAGATGAACGGGACAAGCATCTCGGGCATGGACGATCTGGACGGGAGCGGTCATGTTCATGTGAGCGGGGACGGCTATTTCGGTGGGGGTGTTAGCGCAAGAGGACTTGACTTGAATAACACGCGAATATCGAACAGCCCGGACTTAACAGATATTTGGAACGCGATACACGCTTTAGGAGGGTGATATGGAGATAGACATCAGCAAAGCACCGATGGCGGTGACGACTGACCTCGTCAGGGCAGAGCTGACAGGCATCCGCGAGAAATACAGACAGATAGGCATCCCGGCGTTTGTAGTCGAGGGCGTTGTCTGCGAGGTGCTCGCGGAAGTGCGAAAAGACAGGGCGCAGGAAGTCGCGGCAGGGTATCAGCAGATGATGACGGAGGGCAAGGATGATAACACAGCGGACGAAACTTGACATGAGACCTGGCGGGGTCATGCCCGTTGTCCATGTGAGCCAGTATGACAACGATGCGGCGGCTCTGATATTCGACCTCTATGACGGCGGGGAGCTTTTCACCGTGCCGACAGGTTCGTCAGTGCTCCTCAACGGTCTGAAACCAGACAACTACGGATTCAGCTATCAGGCGGCGAGCATCAGCGGCAACACGGTCGTTTGTAACCTCACGACCCAGATGACGGCGGTCGCCGGTGCGGTCGTATGCGAGCTCCGGGTGCGGAACGGCGCGGGGACGCAAATCATCGGCTCGTGCAATTTTATCCTCCAAGTGGAGGCGGCGGCTCTGACGGATGACACCATCATCAGTGACACAATGATCCCGCTGATTGAACAGGCGGTCGAGATTGCGTCAAACCTCGACAGATACATCACGCAAACTCAGAGCAACGCTGAAGTCTCGGCGGCGGCGGCAACAACGGCGACTAACGCCGCAAACTCCGCTCAGATCGTGGACGCGAATGTCACCGGGTTGTATAACTCCATCGAAGAGGCAAAGACCAACGCCAACACGGCGGCGGCAAACGCCAACTCCGTGGCGGCTCAGGTGGCTCAGCAAGCCGCCTCCGGGGCGTTCAAGGGTGACAAGGGAGACAAGGGCGACAGCGGTGTTACAACACCCGTTTGGGGTATGTACACGATGTACGTGGACGAGTCGACAGGCGACCTGTGGCTTGTCACTAACGGCGAATACGGAAGTGAGTATTGGTTTAGATACGACGACGAAACGGGCAATTTGTACTATTGTACGCCGGAATATGTCGAAAAGACGGTCAGCGGCGATTTAATTGAAATCACCGATGCGGCAAATCTCGGCTCACTACACTGCAAAGTCGCGTTTAGTCCCATTCAATCCGGCGCCGGCGACCCGTCCCCGACGAATATCAGACCCATCAGCGGACGGACAGGGCTGACGGTGACAAGAAGTGGGAAGAATCTGCTGAATTATGTCCCAGATACGCCAAGCGGCACGGCAAGTGGACTTACGTGGTCGACAGAGAACGGTGTTTTGACAGTCAATGGCACAGCAACAGCTAATCAAGATGTCGGCATACAATTACTTACGTTAAGGCTTCCAACAGGCATCGAGTATGCAGTGTCTGGCGGTGTAAGCGGCGGTTCAACAAGCAGATACTTCCTTGGTATCGGAATCAGTAATGCAAACAACGTGCATAGATTCGTGTATGACACGGGAAATGGTGCTACGTTTACTCTTGCCGAAGATGAATACATATACAGGGTATATATCAATGTAAAAAATGGAGTAACGGTATCCAACTTCGTATTCCGTCCTATGATTCGTCTCGCGACCATCACAGACGATACCTACGAACCCTACACCGGACAGACCTATCCCGTCACATGGGAATCCATCGCGGGTACAGTATACGGCGGCACACTGGATGTGGTCAGCGGAGTGCTGACGGTGGACAGGGCGGTTTATTCGTTCGCGCCTGACAGGATGATTTTAACTGGTCCGCTTAGCGGATACACACGGAAATATGTATACCGCAATGGAACAGTTGGTGGGTTTATGCCACCGATTGATTCGAATGAAGTAACAAAAACAGTATGTAATATTCTTCCGGCTATATCGCGGGCGCAAGCCGCTACGGAAAATGTTATCGGTGTGTTCCAGTATAACAGCGAGTCAGCCAATGAGATACGGTTTTCATTTGACAGAGAATCGGCATACGATTCCGCATCAAAAATATACGACCTTGGACTGACGGTCGCTATTCCGCTGAAAGAACCGACCACCTACCAACTCACTCCGACAGAGGTGCGGACGATTCTGGGCGGCAACAACATCTACACCGATGCGGGAACTATAGAAGCATTAACCTACGTAGCAGAAATTTATGAGGAGGATTAAGTATGCCACGGCTTTTAATCGGAAATGTTAAGGGCGTAAAGGGCGACACGGGCGCACAGGGCGAGAGAGGTCTTGCAGGGACGATCGAGGTCGGCTCTGTCCAGACGGTCAGCTACGGCTCTCCCGCAAGCGTGACCAATAGCGGCACGGAGGAGGAGGCGATCCTCGACTTCCAGATTCCGCAGGGTGCTCCGGGTGCTCAGGTGACGGACATGAGCAACCTCGTGCTTAACACCATCACGGAAAGCACGGCTGACTATCCCGCATTCGCAGTCAGCGAGACGGGCTCGACGATCTTCGGTAAGATCAGGAAATTCCTCAGCGACCTCAAAACGAAGTATGTCAGCAAGTCGATGATGACGACCTCGACCAACATCGACACGGCGGGACAGGCGGTCGCGGATGCAAAAGCCATCAAGTCGCTAAATGACAGTTTAGCGCATAAGATTCTTACTTTTAACCACACGTTTACACTGTCCGGTGGAATGACGGCAGGGGTTGTGGGTTCGCGTGCTGGACAGCAAAGATATATAGACCCACATCCAGAATATACATTGATTGGACTGATGTTTATAAATATCGCTGATTCCAATATGTATAACCCAAAAGTTTTTTACAATAGTGGCTCTATTTATTGCAACTGGTATCGCGCAAGCAGTAACTCAGCATCTGAAGAGCAAACCACCGTAATTGTTCGGCTTGTTTATAGCACATAAAATCCGTCTTTGGCGAAAAGCCTCATCAGAATTTGATTGCAAACAGAAACACATATGAACCGTTTGCACTTTGACTTGTCTGCGTTGTGAATGATGTTTCTGAACTATAGCCGACTTCGACCCAGAATTGCTGATTTGCGGAGTTTACCCACGTTAGTGAACAAGTCCGCGCTTTAAATAAATCAACTGGGATAAGCTGAAAAGCACGGTTGTAGTTGGTATCATAGCAAACTATACCGATGAGACTATAGTCGGAAAATGCGCGGCTTCCGAACGTGTTGACGGTCGCTTTTGTTGTTGAACACGCAACGCCAGTTGCAAGAAGACGATACCAGTCTTTCGCCATAACGGTTGTGGTAAGGTTCGCTAAACTGTCATTTTCCGAATAGTTGAACTAAGCCTTTGACAGGCAGAACAAAAGACCAAAGCCGCGCCGCACGGCTTCAGAATATGCGGCACGTGTATGTTAACCCGCACCCTCGAGGCGCTTTTTATTGAAAGGAGAAAACCATGAAGATTATCCTCGCCGATTTTTCAGAAATTCCATACGAGTCCGACAACGGGCTCAATTTTGTAACCGCTCCGATCACACTCGAACAGTGCAACGCATACGAGGCACTCCTGACTCCCGATAACCTCAAGAACGTGGAGATCGAGGTCACGGAGGCGGGGCATCGCGAACAGTACGCGAACCTGATCCTCGTCGGCACGGAGGAGGTCGCGGTATACGGAGAAGACGGAGAGACGCTGACCGGCTACACGCTCAACATCCACCTCCGCGAGAAGACGGCGGTCGAGGTGCTGACCGAGCGCGTGGATGCTCTGGAGGAGTCTCAGGCAACTCAGGACGGCGCGATTGATGACCTAGGTGGCGCAGTGTCCGATCTGATGGAGGGCTAAACGATGGCGGCATTCTATGGAAAGAAAATCATTAACGGAGTCATTAACCCGAAGACGGGAGAGGCGTGGAAACTGGAAGATGTTCCAACCTACTGGAGAGCCGCCACGGCTGAGTGGATAGAGGAGCACAGCTAATCAATGTGCCTGAAGAGCTTCTCCTTTGACTTGTAGACAATGGATTTGACTCTCTGAACAGACAGGTCGAACTCCTCAGCCAACGGCTCATAACAGATACCATCTATCATGCGCCGTTTGAGGATTCGCCTGTCTCGTTCATTGAGTATCCATTCATCTATGAGGGATTCGATTTCAGAGCGCGATAGGTCTCTCATTTCTTCTTCCGGGATGTTACTTTTACCCGCCCGGTCCCGTGGCATATGTTGCACTGGCGGTATCCTGAGTTGCCGCCTGTCTTTCTGACCCGTCTTTTAGTTACTGTCTGGCGTGCCATTTGTTATATTCCCGTCCCTTCCGACATAGTTGTTATTCCCATTCGGCGTGTCCTGCGTCACCTCGACATAATCTACCCATTGATTCTCGTACCAAATCCAATAGGCGTTCGTGCCAACCAAGAGAAGAATCGTTAGGATGCAGAGAATCCACAGCCGTTTGACCGTCCTCTCGAATCTCGCCATGATCTCATCGTGCACAAAGTATGGTATAAAATCGTCCATCATTTCACTCCCATCTGGGTCTTCCGTACCCGATAATCCTGCTGTTTGTTTTGGCATATGTGTGCCGCTGAACCTTGTCCCCGCTGTTCCCTTCGATGGTGCCGATAGAGGAAGCAGATGCGGTCTCTACGATACCTACGTGGCTTATTTTGCCGTTGTCCCCGAAGAACACGAGGTCTCCCCGGGCGGGGGATGAAAACCATCTCTGTGCGTTCTTGAACCGCTGAGCGGCGAGGACGGTATAGTCATCAATATCCCCGCACAGGAGATACTTCGCACGATCAAGACCGAATGTCTGGACGAATCCCCATGAGAGGAACGCCTGACACCAAGCGGCAGGGTAGTCCATGTTCTGCGGTTGGATGTTATGCATCTCATATCCGTACTTGGTGTAGTTGGATGAGCCTTTGTTCGCGGTCTTGTCATAGAGATACGCAAGGTCTCCAGACCGCTTCTCGCAGTACCCGATCTCTGCCGCGAGGCACTCGATCAGACGGTCTGCCGGGGTCTTGGATGATGTCGCATCCGTGGAGATGTCCACATCCCCCTCGATGCCGGGAATAGAGCCCTTTGAGGTGTATTGCCACAGCACATAGTCATTGTATGCGGGTGCGTCTGACCATTGGGCGAGCCACAAGGAAAAAGGGAGTTTCGAGCGGTCGATGTGGTTTTTTATCCAGTCGGCGTTGCAGTATATCCCGGCAGGAATGCCGTTGCGCTGAAGGGTAGAACAGAAAGCCCTCAGGCACTTTGTCCGCTGATCCACACTGAGATTGTCTGCCCGTCCATGCCCGCTGACCTTCTCAGAGTCCACAAATACCGGGAGGACGAACCGTTTGATGTCCCGACACTCATACGCAAGGAGCTCAGCCTCTCGCGTAGCCTCGGCCTCCGTGATGGCGTTCGTGAAGTAATAGAGGGAGAAAGGGATACCCATCGCTTCGCACGCCTTGCGGTGCTGAACATACTTGTCATCCGCACACATATAGCCATTCACAGAATACGTGAAACCCATGCGGATGATGACCGCATCCACGTTTGTCTTCACGAGATTCCAGTCTGTCACATTGTTCCATTGAGAGATGTCGATGATCTTTTTCATTCCACGTTCCCACCATCTGCGAGGCCTTCCCCAACGCAGTACGCCACAACGGACGCTCCCTGCATAATGAGAGCGGCTACGCGCTCAGCTTCGGACTCGGAATGTCCTGCAAAGACGAGGATGCCCGAGACGAACAGGGCCACAGACATCCAGAACTTGCGGCTCGTCAGTTTCCTTTTCCAGTCGATCATGTTAATTTCCTCCTATTCTTTCCCACGCTTGCTGAAGCGATTCCTCGACCCGGATCAGACGGTCATGGTCTGCCTTCTGGTCTGTTTTGATTGTGTTTATCTCTTCCTTGATGTCCCGAATCCCGGCCGATATGTTCTCGAGCTTGACAATCACGGTTGTCATCTGCGTGCTGTCTTCTGAGGCAGTCCGCTTGATGAATGTATAGAGCGACAGAAGCAACGCCGCGATTGAAACGATGAGTTTGTAGTCCATATCTGGCACCTCTCTTTGATTTGATAATTCCATTTTATAGAACGGATGAAAACTGTCTATTTTTTAGCCGCAAAATGGTCGGATAGTTGATTTTTGCGTCAATCAAACACGCATAGAATCGGGGAAAAGGAGATGAACCAATGTTCAAAGAGTACAATCCCAACCCCTCCGGGCTCAATGTTGGAGACTGTGTGATCCGTGCCATTTCGATGCTGTTCGGCATCTCATGGGACGAAGCATACCTCAAGATGGTCACGCAGGGATTTCTAATGAAGGATATGCCCTCAGCGAATCGCGTGTGGGCCGAGTTCCTGCGTCAGCACTCTTACAAGCGGTTCATCATCCCTGACACTTGTCCCGACTGTTATACAGTCGCGGACTTCTGCAATGATCACCCGACCGGGAAGTATCTGCTCGGGACCGGGAGCCATGTCCTCGCCGTGATTGATGGCGACCACTACGATTCATGGGATTCCTCGAAGGAAGTCCCGATCTATTTCTGGAGGAGAAATGGTCTATAACAACCCCTATTTCCAACCGCAGTATCAGCAACCACAGCAGACTGGACTCGTCAGCGTCCCGAATATCGAGGCCGCGAGGAACTACCCTGTTGCACCGGGAAACAGCGTTACATTCAAGGATGAGAACGCGCCGTACATCTACACCAAGACGCAGGGATTCTCACAGCTCGATCACCCTGTTTTCGAGAAGTATCGGCTGACGAAGGAAGAGGACACCCCTGCCGTCGCGCAGGAGTATGCGTTAAAAGCTGACCTCGAAAAAGCAATCAGCGAACTCAGAAAGGAGATCAAAGATGGATATGCAAGGCATGATGGCTCTCTTCTCACAGAATCCACAGGCTTTACTCCAGAAGTATAACGTGCCGCAGGAGTTCGTGAACAACCCGAACGGCGCGATCCAGTATTTGATGAACACCGGGAGACTGACTCAGGCGCAGTACAACCAAGCCGCGATGATGTCCCGACAGATGCAGAACAATCCCATGTTCAGCAGATTATTCCAGAGATAACAAAGCCGTGCACAGCTACGTTATAGACAACAATAAGACAAGACCGCGAAAGCGGTAGAAAGGAAGAGAAAATGGCACTCACAGACGAGAACAACATGGTCATGCCTGTGGCACCCATGTATGGAAACGGAGGCGGTTTTGGCGGCTTCGGAGGCGACTGGGCCTCTTGGATCATCCTGTTTCTGATCTTCGGGATGTTCGGCGGCGGTTGGGGCAACGGCTTCGGCGGTGGCTTCGGCGGTGGTGAACTGTATCCTTGGATGAACCAGAGCAACCAGATCAGCGGCGGTTTCCGCGACCAGATGCTCAATGATTCCATCAACAACATCGCGGCATCGCAGAACGCAATGTCTCAGCAGATGTATGGCAACCAGATCGCGGAGCTTGAGCGGTCCTTCGCGGCGCAGACTGCACAGACGGCGGGGATGAACGCCCTTCAGGCTCAGCTCGCTCAGTGTTGCTGTGACAACCGGGCGGCAACGGCTGACCTCAAATACACGGTCGCGACAGAGAACTGCGCTGACCGCACACAGTCGCTTGAGAACACCCGCGACATCATCGAGTCGCAGACCAGAAGCACTCAGGCGATCCTCGACAAGCTGTGCGCTCTTGAACTGGACGGCGTAAAGACACAGCTCGCACAGGCGCAGAGGGAGAACGTGGGCCTTCAGAATCAGCTCAACATGGCGGCATTACGCGAGTCCCAGACGGCGCAGAATGCGTTCATTTCTCAGGGCTTTGCGAACGAGGTCGATCAGCTTTACAACAGGTTGAACTCCTGCCCGGTTCCGACAACTCCTGTATACGGCAGGACTCCCATCTTTACGTGCAACGGCAACGGCACAGGATGCGGATGCGGCGGTAGTTTCTGAGGAGGTGCGCGATGGCAGAATTTTTATCAAGGGATAGCGTAGAAACAGTTTCTTTAAATACGGCTATTCCGTTTATTGATTCCATCCCGTGTAACAAGGGATGTATAATTCATGCTTCTGGGTCTGGAATTTTTGTTCTGCGTGGTATCGTCAACAACCCGACGGCGTGCTTTGCCCGATATGAGATTGAGTTCACCGGCAACATCTCCATCCCGGAAGGCGGTGCGGTCACGCCGATCGCAACCGCAATCGTGGTATCCGGGGAGGAAAGACAGGGGAGCAGGAGCATCTTCACCCCTGCGGCTGACGAGTATGGCAACGTGACGAGCAGGGCTACCATAGATGTGCCTCGCGGATGCTGTTTCACGGTTTCCGTTGAGTATGTAAACGGGACTGTTGACGATCCTACAGTCACACCCACACCGCTCATCAACGTGGTAGACGGTAGCCTCAGCATCAGCAGGACGGCGTAAGGAAAGGAGACAAAATGGAACATATCGAAGTGCTTTATGACATGTGCGAGCTTCTTTCCAGAGAACTGGAAGAGGCGAACGAAAAAATCCGGGCGGCGGGCGGCACCCTGTCCGGGTCAGACCTCGACTACATCGACAAGCTCACGCACGCGCTGAAATCCACCAAGACAACACTCGCCATGATGGAATCAGAAAAAGGATACTCGGGACGGCGTTCCTATGATGGGATGTCTTACCGTGGCAACTCCTACGCGAGACGGCGCGACAATATGGGGCGGTATGCGTCCCGCAGAGGCTACGCGATGGACGATGACATGATGGCAGAACTCCGGGAACTGATGGCAGATGCCCCGGATGAGCGCACCCGTCAGGAGTTCCAGAAGTTCATCAGCAAGATGGAGTCTATGTAAGAAAGGCGGTTTCTCGTGATAACTGAAAAGGATTTGCGGGAAGCGATAGCCGAATGCCTCGGGGAAAGAAACCCGAACGCGAATACGTGCATTAAGCTCGCGGCATTCTACACCATACAGAACGAGCTTTTCCCGAAGGCTCAGCCGTTTGATGCGGGGATGTCCTTCGATGCACCGCCGACAAGCGAGTTCGGGGAAGCGGTACAGTCAGCAACACCCGAAGTGGTCTGGTCAGTCTTGGAAGAGCTGATGGACACACTTCGGGTGCTCCACCCGAAATTGTATAACGGAGTCCTGATGAAACTCAGGGCATGAGAGGGAAGGGGATCAGGCCCCTTCCTTTTCGTTTGGGCACCATTCGATCAAATCTGCGTGGTGTTGTACCCTGCCGCCCTCGATCTGAGATCTAAAGAGCAACGGACACGCCACCACGGTTACGGCTGTGGTGGTATTTTTTATGCCAAAAATATTTTGGAAATCTGCAATTTCCCTCTTTACAACATACTACCGAAGTGGTAATACAATAGTCGTAGGGAGCAATTAGGATTCAGGAGGGAAGAGATGACAATCAACTACTACGGACAGATCAAAGGCGAGAAGCATAACACCAGAGTCGCGGCGATCGAGTGGAAAGAGGGAAATGAGAAAGACGAGAAGCTGGCAGAGAGAATCGTCGACCTGATGCTCAAGACAACAGCATGGAACAGGGTGAGCGGGTTCGATCAGATGGTCATGGTCGACATGGATGACAGACAGGACTTCGAGGAGTTCGTGAAGTTCTACAAGGAAGCAAAAAGGATGTTCCAGAACTGTATGAAGTACGGATTCTAAAGGCAACAATCCCGGGGGAGGGAAAGCCCCTCCCCACAGCCTCAGCGGCAAGGCCGCAGAAAGGAGTTCCACATGACTCTCCACGATATCACCACACAGCTCCACAACATGACCAAAGGTCACATCAACGGCGAGTGCTTCAGCCGTCAGGCTCTGGAGAGCAATCTCCACAGATGGATGCGTGGATGCGAGAACAACGCGATCCAGAACAGCTACATCCTCGAGGTCGAGCTCGCTGATGGGAAGTGGCTCTGCGAAGTCCACAAGTTCGCGGAGAGCTCGGATGGATACGACTACTACATCCCCGACACTCGCGAGCAGGAGGCTCGGATCTGGGATAAGCTCACCAAAAGGTGAGCCAACCCCAGAGCAGAAAAATCGGTCGACATGATCCTCGACCGCTGATATAATCCCGAGAGGAGGACAAGCATCATGACAAAACTGGAAGAAATGCGAAAGAAAAGAGGCATCAGCCGCGCACAGCTCGCGGAGGCTTCAGGGGTGAGTGCCCGTACAATTGAGGCGTATGAGCACGAGCTGAAGAATATCAACCGGGCGGCAGTGGAGAACGTGTACAAGATCGCGAAATCCCTTTACTGCAAGATAGAGGACATCACAAACCTCTAACAAACTACTTACAAAACACGCGAGAAACGCCGTAAAATAGCGGCTTCTGGATTATCTTAAGGATATACCGGAAGCCGCCTTTTTATCGCATTTATGCGGGCTTAAGAACGATGGAGAACAGCGGAGAAAAGGTGCGTAACTAACAAATTACTTACAAACTACTAACAAATCTCTTACAAATTACTTACAATTCGGTTTACGGCATCCAGCTTCCTCTGTAGCCCAAGGTGTGAATAAACATCGAGTGTGAGGTTCTGGTGCGCGTGTCCGAGGATCTCGTCGATGAGTCTCTGGTCTATTTCTTCCTCGACTGCGAGGGACGCGAACGTGTGGCGGGTATCGTGGGGAAGGTGGTGGAGCTTCGACTTCATTTGTTCCCGGATGTTCGCCGCGCTTTCTCTGGGCGTGGAGATGTACCACTCGACCAGCTGGACGATTCTGTCCGCGATCGGGACATCCCTCACACCGGCGGCTGTTTTGGCTTGCTTGATGTGCATCACCTGACGCTCCAGATCTACATCCCGTATCTCGACAAGCTCGGATATTCTCATCCCGGTGCAGATGAGGATGAGAGTCACGCGATTTAAGGGGTCTGGCGTGCCCCACAACGGCTTTATTTCGTCTCGTTGGAAAATCCTACGGGTAATTGCATCCGGGTTGTTCCTGCCGATGTCAAGGCGGTTCATCGGGTTAGGACGGGCGGGGATGTATTCGTGAATAACTGCATAGTCATACAACTGCGAGATGAGCATCCTCACGTTTTTCAGGACGGGCATATGTTTCCCGGAATTGTCGAGGACGGCTTGCACGGTGTCCAGCCTGATCTCATCCATCCTCATGTCATGGATCGGGGCGAGAACCTTCCACGCCGATTTGTAGCTCGCTGAGGTTCTGATTTTGGCGTAATGGACAGCAGACCATGTGTCGTAAATCTGCGACAGTGTCGCCCCCTGCTTGCTCAGGTCATAAGGTGCTTGATTAAACGCGCTGAGAGCGTCCAGAGCGGCTTTTCGCGTCTCGTAGTATCCAACTACCCTGTACTGCACTCGGACGCTTCCTGACGCTTCTGAGAGCGTTTTCCCGACGAATTTTTTCGCCACGTATGGGCGGCGGCGTTTGCCGGGCAATTTGTAGACAGTCCCGTAGTGGTTTGGGAGTCGCATTGCGCGAATCCTTTCTCATGGTGTACCATGATGGTGCTTGTCATCTGCCGCCTTGCCTGTGACCATCAGGCGGGCGGCTTATTGTGCGCCCTGATCTCCATCAGCTCCGGGTCGCGATCCCGGTCGAGATCTCCGTTCTCCATGTGCCAGACCTCATGCTCGTATGCCTCGAGTCGTCCTTCTGGGGATAGCTGGTCGCTGATTATGATGGTGCAGTAGTCCCGATACCTGACTATGTACGAGTCGATGCCCGGAGCGGTCGTTCCGAGCTTCACGGTAAAGTCTCTGCCTTCAATCATCTGGCAATAACCTCTCAATCATTTCTCTCACCATTTTTGCGTCCTCTGGCTTCAGCCTCGGGATCGCCTTGAACATCACCTGATAGTCTTTGTTGGAGTGCATTTCTTCGACGATCTGGCGCGTCTCAGCGTCGATGTAATACTCGG